CAACAGAAGCTTAAAGATCGTAGTTTTGAGTGTGCCAAAGCTGGTCAACCTATAATGATTCACTCGGACCAGTACCTTTTTGAGTTTGGTCCTGCTGGAGTCTATTTACTGGATAAGCTCCTGGCCGCTAGCCCAGATTATTGGTATTTTCATGCCAAACGTACACCTGAGGATATTGCGGCGTGGGTCGCGAGGAGTTTTCCGGTTGGGGCTGAGTTTGAGATGAACGACCAAAAAGGCCAGGATCAAGCAGCCCAAGGTTGGGCCGTAAAGTTTTTTTCAAACCTGTTGACTTGGTTTTCCTTTCCCCCAGACTTTGTCAAGGCTTTTGAGGCCGAGAAAGTTGATAAAAGGACCATGGGGAAAGTCTTAGCCATAATGACTGATTCAGGTGAGATATGGACTTATTTGTTGAACACGACATCTTCCGCGGCACGCGAGTGCGCTATGTTCGGTCTTCCACCAGGAATTCCTATGGCAAATGGGGGTGATGATACCTTACGGGCTGTTGTTGGTGATACAGTTCCCGCTTACAATCGCTTCAAAGATTTGGACCCGTGTGAAGATAAACGTTTCCGATCATGTCGAGGAGAGTTTGTCTCTTTTATTGTAAAACAAGGCATTTTGTTCAAGGACCCCATAATTTTGCTTAAGCGATTTCTGGTCAAGTTAGCAATGGGTGATGGAGACAACGCCGTCTTGGGCTATTTCCATTTGTGGGCCTTCAATTATGCCAAAAGAGATAGACTTGCTGAAGAATTTGATGAGGAGGAGTTGGAGGCTCATCAACTCATGACCCGCTTAATGTTTAATTTGCGCAAAGAAGGCATTAGCATTAAGCCCAATTGGTCTCTGTTGCGCTTAGATGGTGAGGCGCACGAGGAACGAATTCTTTGGGATGACTGGGATTCAGGCGGGATCGTTGACAAGCTTTATGATACTTTGCAAGCTCCTTTAGATTTAATCAAGTTGCCTTCCATATTCGAGTATTCCAGAGTTCAACTGGAAGCTTTATATATGGAATAAACCTCCAAAGGTTGCTTTCAACATTATTATGACTGAGACTATAAGTCGTGACGCGCCTAGTTTGACATCTACTGCTCCTATTGAACCAAATATTAGTACAAGCCATGCTTTTACTGATATTATCCATGTAAATTTCGGGTCTGAGACCAAAACTTTTTCTGATACTATTGAAGCTCTTGTTGGAGATGAGTTGAAAGGTTGTGGCCGCGTTGATCTTGTTGCACTTAATTGTAAATGTATTGCCACTAAGGCTGGTCAATCTATCAAGATTGGATTTTGTGAGAATGGCGCCTCTGTTTCAATAAACCAGGTTGCCCTGAAGCAAAATGGCCTTTTCCATGTTGCCAATGCTTATACAGTTGGTGTTGAGATTGTTCGTTCTTTAACACCAGAGGATACTTTAAGTCTACAAATTAGACCTGTTTCAGCTTTCTTACCCACGACTAAGTTGATGGTAGAGAAATCTGATGGGGCTGTTTTGAACATTGAAGTTCAGCTGGTTGTTCGAGGGATGAGGACGAAATACGTTGATTTAAAATGATTAAAGATTGTGATATTGCCTATGTGGCAGAAGATCTTGATCATGGTTTATCAACGCCTCCCATTTCTGAGAGAGCTGTTTCACCTATTCATATTGTTTCTGAAGTTTCTTTTATATTGAATAAAGAGCGGTGCTCTTTTCCTTCTGGTACAAAAGTTGATGTTGATAATTTTAGCTATAAAGGCTTGATTGTCAAGATCAGTTTAACTCAAAGGTCTTGGATTTTGCCAAGAGATTTTAACACAGGGGCTTTTACACCTTTTGTGGTAAATGAGGAAACCAGACTTTTATTTGAACATTACCATTTTCAATTTCCGAATGATGATGCTTTTATTTTCTTTTTAACTTGACCATTGGTCGAGTAGGAAATTTTAACTACGGTTAAAAAAAAAAAAAAAAACAC